TCTCATCGGGCGCATCTCACTCTTGCGCATACTCTCGGTCAGCTCGAACGAAGCGCGCGCGTAATCGGGCGTGCCTGTCTCAGCTTCCAGCACAGACTGAACGCCTGTGATCTTGCCGTCAAAACCCATGCCCTTCAAGACGACTTTTGCGGCCAGCTTGCCGTATTCAGTGCGCTTGCTTTCAGCGAACTGCTTCACAGCGGTTGCATCAGCGAGGTGCGCATCCTTGATGCTCTCAACGAACATCTCATTGAGTTCCTTGCCGAAAGGCAGGTCCTTGGTGGCCTCGGTAATGGCGATTTCAACTTCGCTCTTCCGTTTGCCTGCTTCCAATTCCGCTTTGGCTTGTTCGCCTTCAGCGGCCAACTTCTGGGCTACTTCAAGTTGTTTCTTGAGTTCGGCCTTTTCCTGTTCCTGCAATTGCAGTTTCTCTAAAAGTTCATCAGACATTTCATTTTCTCCCGATGCTTCCGCATCATCATCTTGATTTTGTGATTCAAGCAAATACACTTGATTTTCAAACGAAGGCTCCAGCACCAGGTCAAATCCCGTGATATGCAGATCGCTCACACGGAAGATCTTCTCTTCGCCTTTTCCTTCGGTCTGGCCTTCACCGTACCCGCGCATACTCACGCCAGGCATAACGCCATTTTCCAACAGGGTCAGGATGTCGCGTCCCTTGGTGGTTGGTAACACATTGCCAACGATATCCACCTTCGACCCGTCGAAAGTGACCTCGTTCCATTTTGTGACCGTCTCCAAAAGGTTCGCGCGCCCGCCCTTGTCAGACGGATGTTCCGCCTCACCAAGGATACGAACCGCACGGCCCTGCCCAGCGCTCTCGTTCAGATGGTCGCGTAATTCCGCCACCGCCGCTTCAAGCACTGAACTGGGATAAACGCGGCGATTGCCATTGACAACCTCCGCAGTCATCGCACCATTCACACGGATCGACCTTGGCGCACCTTCAACCGCCTCCACCAATTCCATCCGTCCTTCCAACAACTCAGTAAATTTATTTTTAGCCATATCAATCTCCTTATTGCTTGTTCTCCCCTAAATATCCGCGAAGCGGTATTTGGGGGAGATGTCCGAAGGACAGAGGGGGTTTATGCAAACATCTCCTCAGCCATCACCACCACCGCCTCCGCGCTCGCGGTCCTCATACTTCCACCGCTCCCCTCAGAGATCATCTGCACACCGCCGCTGACCGTATCCACATCATCGTCATGGCGTCCCTTCGGGAACGAAGTCGCCTCCCGAATGAAATCCAAATTCCACGGCCCGCGCACCAGCTTCACATGTCCCTGTTTCGCGCGTAACTGCCACGGCCTCGCACGCTCCACCTTGTCACCGCTCGGCTTCACCGCGCGGATGCTGATCTTCACCAAAGATTTATCCTTCAAAAATTGCTGTACCACCAAACGCTGAAAAGCCACATCTTCCACGCCCCATTCCGTTCCTTGTTCATGGTCTGAAAGCATGGCCGCTTTCGTCTGTCCTAAAAATGACTCCAGCTCACGCACCTTGATTCGGTCACGCAGGATCAGATCGCCAGTCTTCTCATCCAGCGCCACCGCAATGGATGAATTCCAGTCGCTTGTCTCTGTCGCGCCCAAAGCCAGGTCACAATAGCGATACCACTGCAAGCCCTCGGGAGCTTTCTCGATAAATCCGAAATCCTTATCGTCAAAGAACTCACCCTCAGCCATGCGCGGCATCTGTTGGAAGATCGCCTCGAAGTCATAATCCATCATGTTCGCGCGCGTGCTCGCCAGCTTCGCCGCATCTGAACGTTCTGGCCATAGCGGTTCGCCTGGCTTGCGTCCCAGCGCATCACCTTCCGAAGCCATCGGGATGTAGATCCCGCGCAGCAAATTCTCACGATATTCTGCTTCCGTCTGCGGATATTTATCCTCAGCCAAAGCCACCGCGGGCAAAAACACAACCTCCCACTGGTCCGAATCGGGGTCGCTGATCATCTGTGTCAACAACTGACCCGCCAGGTCTTCCTGATCCCAGCGCGTGTGCATGATGATGATCGCCGCCCCTGGCGTATTCGCAACGCGCGGATAAATGACCGACCGATACCAGCTCATCACCTTTCGGCGATAGGTCTCACTCTCCGCATCTTCACGGCTCTTGAACGGGTCATCGATCACGACCAGATTGGCAGGACGCCCAGTGATACCGCCGCCCACACCCGCCGCAAATACCGAACCGCGATGCCCCTTCAAATTCCACGAAACCACGGACCTGCTTTCAGCGCTCAACTCAACAGGCTCATCCACCGCCGAACGCGCCCCGAACACATTTGCATATAGATCGCTGCCCACATAATTCCGCGTATAGCGGCTGTTCTCTGTGGCCAGGTCAGCGCCGTAGGAAGTCAAAATGATGCGCGTCTCAGGCAGGTATCCCAATACCCATGATGGGAACAGGCGGCTGGCCTGTTCCGTTTTCCCGTATTGCGCAGGCTCGCAGATCAACAAACGACCGATGCCCTCGGCCCCGTTCGTCTCGATGAACCGCTTCACCTGCTCCAATTTTTCAGCCAGATAAATATGATGTCTCGCGGGTTGATACCACGGCGCTACATAGATCGAATAATCGATCAGATGCCGCCGTGCGAGTTCACGCCTCGCCATCTCAGCCTGGGCCTGTTTCGGGCTTACTGTTGCACGCACTGCAGCTGTAGACATCAATCAGTATCCTCTTCCCCTAATTCGGATGCACTCTCCGAATTGGGGGAATGCGGCGAAGCCGAAGGGGGCTGGGCTTGACGATTTTCCAACTCATGACTCGCATAAGCCGAAATATCTCTCAGCTCCTGATCACTCAGATCGCTCTCACCCAAACTGGACTTGCTCAACTTCTTTGCGATCTCCGCTGTGATCTTGCTGGACGGCGTATAGATTCCGCCCATCTCGAACATCAGCTTGCGGTCCGCATGGCCTTTGTAATCCGCCTCGGTTGCAACTTCCACCATCGCATTCAACGCATCGGGCAAAGCGTCGAAGATGATCGACCCCTGCAGCATGGAAATCGTCTCATCGATGGTCGCATTCTTCTTGCGCCAGGTAGCGATCGCGCGGTCTGAATTCAATCCCAAACAATTCACCGCCAATTCTTCCTGTGTCGCTGGCCATCTATATTTCTTCGGTTGGCTTGCCCACGCGATATAGACCGCCACGCGCCACTTCCAACCGCCTTCGATCAATCGCTTATACAGGTCCATCCATCGCGGCGTGATTTCAACCTCAGCGCCGCTATCATTTTTGATTTTGATCCGTAAAGCCGAAAGAGCCGCCAATGCAGCTTCATTCGATACCTTCTCATCCTGCTGGATCGCCTCATCAACGCCCACCCATTTAAAATCCAGCGGCAATTGATATACAGGTTTGTCCAAACGTCCGTTACTCATACAATTCCTTTTATTTCTGACCAGGTAATTGGCCTGTATTTTTCTTGATCGTCGTCACATCATTGTTGATCTGGATCAGTGTTGATTCAAGCCTGCGGATCAGTTTCTCCAGGTCCGCTTTCTCGCTCATCAACTGGATGTTTCTCGACCTTTCGCTTTGCAGTTCTTCGCGCAATTGCATTTGACCTTTATGCAGACTGTCAAATTCATTACGCTTTGCGACTCTTTCCTGCTCACGTTCCTGATAATCTTTTTTGCCGCTCTCCACCAGCGCGATGATCTGGTCTTGCAGCTGCGCCTGCAGCGCGATCATTTTCTCTTCGGTCTCGATCTTTATGTTTTCTGTCTCTGCCTTGTTTTTATTTTTACTTGCCAGCAGTGTGATGATCGTTCCTAAAAAACCGAGCAGGCCCGCCGCGCCGAAAAAGAAGGGAAGATATTCCATCGCAGACCATTAAGTTCTCGTCATCATTTTCTGGAACACTCGAAATATGTCAGGATCAGATTTGACACCTTGTTCCCGTTCCATGATCTTCAAGGTCTCTGTCACGGTGCGCGCCTTATGTTCTGCACGTTCGCTGCATATCGCGTCATAGGTATCCACTACCAAAAGCATCCGCGCCCACAGGGTAATCTGGGTGCCGATCAATCCAGACGGATAGCCCGAACCGTCCCAGCATTCATGATGCTGCAAAATGCCCAGGGTAATGCGCTCATCGAAATTCATATCCTTGATCAGCGCAGCCCCGTTGAAGGGGTGCCCGCGGATCGTATCCATATCCGACACCGATAACTTCCGCCTGCTCAGGATGACATCGGAGATGCCAAGTTTCCCGATGTCATGCAATTTCGCAAGATACTTCAACAACACGATGTCAGCGGTTCGAAGCTCCATCTCAAACGCCAGCTCCTCGATCAGTTCCGCCGAGCGGATGCTGTGC